CGTTTGTTTAACATCTGTTTTAGCAAATTTATGCGGAAAGTCAACACGGATTCTTTTATCCACTTCTGCATAATATTCATCAGATTGAGGGTCAAAACCTTCTTTGTCCACTAAATCTTTATGAATTTCGAACGCTGTATATGTCATGGCTCTATCTTGTCCAAACCATGTGTTTCTAGAAGCCCAGTCTTCAGCTCTAGGATCAGTAGGCTCTTGCATTTGAGTTGCAGGTCTTTCTGGAACTTTTACATCTGCAGGTTTAGATACTTGCTCTTCTCTTGCAGATTTACTTTGTTCTAGTTTAGCATTCTCAAAAGCTAAAGTTGCAATCCTTTTATTTGCTTCAACTTGTGCTTCAGCATCACCTGCTTGAATAGCGGCAGCTAATTCTTTTTGTGCTGCATCTAGACCAGTGGTAATACTTGTTTCAAACTTTTTAAGATAGTCAGCATCAGTTTTTTGAAAACGTTTTTCCATAGCTTGACGTTTTTCTTCAACTGATCTTGCATATTCAGTGGCTGCATCTCTTTGCCTTTCGGCTTCACGCATTTTACGTGTAAGTTTTGCAATCCTTGCCTGAACACCTTTACTGTAGTCTTCAAGTTTGTCATCGTCTTTCTTTTGTTCTTCTTTTACTTCTTCTTGTTCCTTGTTCTCTTGTACATCCAACTGCTCACCAGATTCCGCAGGTGTATCGTCGGACTTATTATTGTCTTCAACAACTGTTTCATGTTGCTCCTTTTCTTTTAGATCAATTTCGGCTCCTTCACCTGAAGTGTCGATATCAACCATTTTTTCTTCTTTAGGCATAGTTTACTCCTTCTATGTTAATATTCATGCAAGATATCCTCTGGATTCTTGATGGTTGCTAAAACTTCGTCGTCGTTTAGCAGACGTATTTCCCCACCTTCAATTTTTATTCTTGATCCAGCATAACGGGCAAACATTACCCATTCCCCTTCTTTGCACCAAGGACCATCAGGATATCTATCCTTGTCCTTGTAACAATCCGGACCCATTCTTAAAACTAAACCACACTGTGACGCAACTTGCTGTCTCTCTAAAGTTGTCTCGGCTAGCACAATACCGCCTTTAGTTTTTTCTTTCATTTTGAAAGGTAAAACTAACATCCTCCAACCAGTTGGTTGTGGTAGTTTATTTGAATCTTTTGAAATTTCTTTTGACTTTTTTACTCCTACCAATTCTTTATTTGGTAGTTGTATCTTCGATGTTGATGACTGTTCCATGTTGCTCCTTATCTTCTAGCAGGTTAGAGAGTTCCTGTTTAGTTGCCTCTAGGGCTGTTATTTGTCCTATTATATAGTTATATTTTGTCATACTGTCAATACCTCCGGACGTTACGGCCACTGACAGTTCGTCTACTCTTCTATCAATATATCGTAGAAGTCTGTTTATCGCTGTTTCTAGTTGCATTATCTTTCTCCTAACTTTTTCTTAAACTTGTGCACACGATTACGTGCGTTTCGTTCCATTTTCTTATCCTTTTTCTTTAAAGCTGTGCCTACATCTCTTCTTGCAGACATCAACCCTTTAACTAGTTTTTTCTTATAAGGTCCTTCTTTTAAGTCAGACACTCTATAAGTTCTACCGTTAAACTTTCTTGTTTTTTCTGATCGCATCCTTACCTCTTTTAAATATGCTAGCCACCTGGCTCTTACCCATAACTTTCGCTCTT